TTACAAGCCGGAGCAGCAATTTTAGGTCCTACAGTAAAAGGACCAGTTGGAATCCCAACACTTGTTAGCTCTTTTTCAGATTATAAAAACAAGTTTGGCTGTATAGTAGAAAGTGGAAGTGTAGAATACACTTATTTTACTTCTATTTCAGCATACAATTATTTCCAACAAGGTGGAGATTCATTACTAGTAACTAGGGTAGTATCAGGTTCTTATACTTCTGCAACTAGTTCAATAATTACCAACAATGTAAGTGTTACCGGAGGGGCTAGAGCTACTGGTAGCGTAACTTTAGTAGCTGCTTTTGCTGATGGAGAAGAAGCTAGAATTATACATAGTGGTGTTACACATAGGTTTATTGCTTCAGGAAATCCACTTCCACAAGATGATGCAGATGGAAATTTATATTTCTTTTCTACGGGTTCTAATGCCACGGGTACTGCAGCTAATTTAAGAGATGAAATTAATTCAAATATTTCTTCTTTATTCTCAGCCTCAAGTGCAGGAGCTGTATTAGGATTATCAGGATCTGCAGTAGGAACTGCTTTTAATGGATCTACGTTATCTACAGGATCTGCTTCTAGTTTTTCTACTCAAATTACATTAGGAGGAGGAGTTAACGGAACAGGAGTATCAAATGCTTTTACCTTAGAAACATTAACAGAAGGAGTAATAGCTAATAGTACTTCAACACTAGGAACTAATGGAATTTTACCTAGCGGTTCTAAGGATAATTTAAGATGGGAAATAGTACAACCTAACACTGCAACAGGTACATTTAGTTTATTAATTAGAAGAGGTGATGATACACAAACTTCAAAAACAGTATTAGAAACTTGGACAGATTTATCATTAGATCCAAATGCTTCAAATTATATTGAAAAAGTAATAGGTAATTCTAAACAAGTAGTAGCTAATGATGGTTCGGATTATTATATTAAAAATGAAGGAACTTATAATACATTAAGCCAATTTGTAAGAGTAAAATCAGTAAATTCTAAAACTTTAAATTATTTTGATAATAATGGAACAGCAAAATCTGAATTTATTAATTCAATTCCAGTAGCAGGATCTGGATCATTTGGTAGTGCTACGGGTACTCCATTTGTGGCAAGAGCAGGACAATTTTATGAAAATATAGATGGAACTGATACTCAGGGATTAATAGCAGGTAATTATTCGGATTCTATAAATTTATTATCTAATAAAGATTTATTTAATTACAATATTATTACAGCTCCAGGTTTAACAAGACAAAACCATTCTTCACCTTTAACAACATTAGTAAATAATGCCCAAACTAGAGGTGATAATTTAGCTGTAATAGATTTAAGAGAATATAATTCAAATTTAGCTCAAGTAACAGCAGGAGCTTCAGGAGTAGATTCTTCATATGCTGCAGCATATTGGCCTTGGTTACAAACATTAGACCCAGATACAGGACAACAAGTTTGGGTACCAGCTTCAACAATGATACCGGGAGTGTATGCATTTAATGATAGAGCAGGAGAAGCTTGGTTTGCCCCAGCTGGACTAAATAGAGGAGGATTATCACAAGTGCTAAGAACAGAAAGAGCTTTAACAAATGGTAATAGAGATACTTTATATTCTAATAATGTTAACCCAATAGCTACATTCCCAAATACAGGAGTAGTAGTATTTGGACAAAAAACACTACAGAAAAAAGCAAGTGCTTTAGATAGAGTAAACGTTAGAAGATTATTAATAGCTCTTAAATCATTTATTTCTCAAATAGCAGATAATTTAGTATTTGAACAAAACACAGTTGCTACTAGAAATACTTTCTTAAGCCAGGTTAATCCTTACATGGAAAGTGTACAACAAAGACAAGGATTATATGCCTTTAAAGTAGTAATGGATGATAGCAATAACACACCAGATGTTATAGATAGAAATCAGTTAATAGGTCAAATCTATATTCAACCAACTAGAACAGCTGAATTTATATACCTAGACTTTAATATTCAACCAACAGGAGCTACATTTGATGCTGCAAGTGGTGGAGCAGGGTATTAAAAATTAAAAAATTAGATATTTATAACAAGAAATAAATTAGAATAACATGCCAGTATTAGATCCAAACGAAATATTTTTTACCGCTTTTGAACCAAAGCAGGCTAACAGGTTTATCCTTTATATGGACGGCGTTCCAAGCTTTATAGTTAAAGGAGTAAGTGCTGTTTCCTTAACACAAGGTGAAGTAGTATTAAATCACATGAATGTATTAAGAAAAGTAAAAGGTAAATCCGTATGGAATGATATTACCATGACATTATTTGATCCAATTACACCTTCAGGTGCTCAAGCAGTAATGGAATGGGTAAGATTACATCATGAATCAGTTACTGGTAGAGATGGTTATTCAGATTTCTATAAAAAAGATTTAACTTTAGATGTTTTAGGACCAGTAGGTGATATAGTTTCAGAATGGATTATAAAAGGTGCTTTTGTTAAAGAAGCTACATTTGGAGATTATAACTGGGATACTGAAAATGAAGCAAAACAAATAGAAGTAACACTAGGGGTTGACTACTGTGTATTAAATTTCTAAAAAGAAATACATATTTTTTAAGAGAGAGTTTGGCTATGTCAAGCTCTTTTTTTATATTGGTATTTATAATAAAGTTTTATAAATTAAGATTATGGCAGAATTTAAATTCCCTACTGAAGAAGTAGAATTACCCTCAAAAGGTTTATTATACTCAGAAGATAGTCCTTTATCTAGTGGTAAAATAGAAATAAAATATATGACCGCTAAGGAAGAAGATATTTTAACTAATCAAGCATACATTCAAAAAGGCAATGTTTTAGATAAATTAATAGAATCTTTAATAGTAAATAAAGATATTAATTATAAAGATTTAATTGTTGGGGATAAAAATGCTGTTATGGTAGCAGCTCGTGTATTAGGATACGGAAAAAACTATAGTTTTGAATATAAAGGAGAAGAACAAACCGTAGATTTATCTAGTTTAGAAAATAAAAAATTTAATGAGTCTAGTATTATCAAAGGTAAAAATGAATTTTCTTTTAAATTACCTCATACAGGAACCGAGGTTATGTATAAAATTTTAGATGGTCATGATGAACATAAAATAGAACAGGAAATTAAAGGTGTTAAAAAGATAAATAAAAATGCTTCACCTGAATTATCTACTAGACTAAAACACATGATTTTATCTGTAAATGGAGACACAGAAAGAAAAACAGTTAGAGAATTTGTAGATAATTATTTATTAGCTATAGATTCAAGAGCTTTAAGAGAACATATTAGAGATACTCAACCAGATATAGATCTAACAGTAGAGTTAGATAGTGAAGAGGAGGTCACAATCCCAATAGGGATTAACTTTTTTTGGCCTGACGCTTGAAATAGCCCCTGAAGTTAGATTAAATTTATTTAAACAAATTCACCAAATAATATTTCATGGTAAAGGTGGATATGATTGGCATACTGTTTATGGGATGCCTATATGGCTAAGAAAATTTACACTAAAAGAAATTTCTGATTTTTACGAAGAAGAGAAAAAACAATACGAAAAAGCTCAAGGTAAAGGAAAAACTACTGTAATGGATTCTTCTGGTAAAGTAAATCCATCAAATTTACCTCAATTTTCAAAAGGTTCAAAACCACGAACATCGTATAAATAATCAATTTTTTTGATATTTATAATAAATAATAATTTATGGCCTCTTTTGAAAAATTAAAAGAAGAATTAGAAGACCTTAGAAGACAATATCAGGAAATAACGGGGGAACCTGCTGCTCTTTTTGATATTAAAAATATACAGGATGTAAATAGAGCTATTAAAATTTTAAATGAGAGTATTGATAGTGCTCGTGAAAAAGCAGCAAGATTAGAAGGAGGATTTGCGGGAATATACTCGGAATTAAATGCTATTATAGGAGAACTTAAAAAATCTAACCAACCTTTAAATTTAGCAACAAAAGCTTTATCTAAAATTCAGGGCATAGCTCAAAAATTAAAAATAGATGAGGCAGATATTATAAAATTAAATAAAAAACAATTAGAAAGTTTATCATCTAATTTAAAAATCCAAAAAGACGAATTAATAGCACAGGCTGAAAAATTAAAAGGGGAAAAAGATCTTAGCAAATATACCCCTGAAGAATTAGAAAAACGAGATGCAATACTAAAGGGATTAAGGGCAGAATTTAAAGCTATACAAGACACAAATGATTTATTAGATAAAAGAATAAAAAAGGAAGAAAGAA